AATAACTGCTTTGCCGAGTCTAATTTTTTTTTAACTCACCTGCTTCAGTGCTTAACATTGGTAGGATGGTCATTGCCGCGCTGCGTAGTGCTTTGAAGTCATTGATGATGGCCTCAACATCGCCCTCAACACATAACGTGCGCAGGAACGACTCAACACCCATCAATTCATCTTTAGCAATTAACGCTGATACGGTCTTGTATGCCAGTCTATCCATTTCGCGCAAGTGTACCGTTAACGGTGCGCCTTGGCGGTTAGAAACGGTTAGCGTGTAAATTTCAACACCGGGAAACTTTGCCTTTAATTGTTCGATATTTGTCATTGTGATTGATTTTAGTTTAGCGCAAATTTACTAAACAAATTCAATATGTGAAACAATTAATTCCAAATCCATCGGGATTGATGTGTCACCCGTTGCCGATGTAATCATGTTTGTTTTAAATCTGCAATTGCGTATCTTATGCACAACGGGGATAAGGTTCACATCGGTAAACGTTACAATGATGTCGAACTCTGGGATGTCTTGCAGTCTGCCGTTTGGCGCGACAGATACAATATTCATTACCTCATTCATTAAGATAGTAATGTTTGCCGATGGCTCGATTTGACCGAACCCGCGCGCAACAGGGTAGCGCCCCGTTGCATACACGTTCTCGATGTTGTCTGTTTCGCCGTATTCGATAGCGGTTACTCCTATGATAGGTGTGCCGAGAATAACGCAAGTAATGTCTGCGAACTCGTACGCTTTGCCGTTGATTAACGGTAGTCCATTTTGTGCCATTTTTTATACTGATTTTACGAAGCCAACATTAATTTTGATAATACGTGCAACACCGAGCGGTACATTTTGCAATGTCAATTCAAGTGTTGATGTAGCCAAAACATCTTGGGCGGGGTTAATAATTATTTTGTGTGCTGATAACTCGCCATCGGCCTCCATTTGCACTAATGGATTGTTCGCCAACGTTTCAAAGTAACCGATTGTTGCTGCGGTTAACGTGCCATCTGCATTCACTCTTAACGGTGAACTTAAAGCAGGTAACATGTTGGCTCTAACAACGCGTGTAATCTTTTGGTACGTGCGGTTGTTTTCGATTGTTGAGTAGTCGCTTGTAGGTGTTACGGTTGTTTTTGAGTCACTCCAATAAGACCCCGCAATGCCTGTTAGCTTGCGTAGGAACACATAAGAGTAGTTGTTTAAACTTTCAAATTGACTATCTGCAAGGGCTGTGTAAACTTCACCGTTGCTGAATGCGATAGTGTCGAGTTCAGTGCCTAATGCCATGTTGAATTTAGATACCCATGCGATTGACTCGCTTACAAGTGCTAATGAAACTGCGCCAAGCATAGCACCGCATGAACCAACTGACTTGCCTGTTGCCTTGTAAATCTTATATCCTGCTGCAACTCCATCTTGTGCGATAACTACCGATACATTCGGTGCGGTTTGAGTTGATAGGTCAACTAAACTTGCCACACTTCCTGTTGCGCTTATTTCAGCGTTGAGGATGATTTGCAACGGTTTGTAAACGACTTCGTTTGCGTTTGCGATTGCTTGCAATGCTGCACATTGAGCGGCTGCAAATACAACGTTCTTTTCAAATACGCTTATTTGCTTAATTTCGCCCATTGCGAAGTTTTGCATGGTTGTAATTGCGCTGAATGTGTATGGTCCGCTTTCTTCTTCGTACAAACCTACATACAACTGCCCTTTCGGTTGTATTCTAAAATACTCAACAATGTGGTAGTAAAGCGTGTCAATCCATGATGCAACACCAAGCACGGTTGAACCGCTACCTGTTGGTTGTGTCAATGCGAATGTTGAACCGCCCACAATTGATGCGGTGTAAGGTGTGCCACTATTTGGAAATACTCCCTCACCCGCTTTGGTTTCGATAAACACATTTGCGCTTGATTGGGTTGCTTTGAAACCGTGCGTTTGCGTGCCTGCGTTTATACGTGCTGCAACGGCTGCTGCTGCGGTTGTTGTTGATGTAGCTTCGGCAGTTGTTAACGCTGCTGCGCTTACAATAGTCACGTTGCCCTCGATGCCTGCATAGCTGATTGTGAACTTATCACCGCCCGCAGGTGTACCTCCCACAACTATTTTAGCAACTGATGGTGTTTCACCCAAGTGGTCACCATTAATACCAAGTGCTTCGGCATCGGCTACGGAAAATATTTTTTTGATGCGGTCATTTGCGGTGAACCCTGTCGGCAACGTTGCGCCCGTTGCGTAGTAATGCAAGTGTGCGCTTATGTAATCTGTGCCGGGTAAAGCACGACCTAAACCGCTTGTGCTTTTTACGAAATTTATATTTGGTAGTGCCATTTATTTATGTGTATTAAAAAAGGCCTACCTACAATTACAGCGGGTAGGCCTTTTTAGTTAAACGTTATTATTTATTAAGATACCCAAGTTTGAACCAAAGCAGCAACACCTTTCATGTCGGTACGCAAAATTGCGCTACCTAACATTACTTCCATGTTGAAGATTGAACCTAAATACTCGGGTTTGCCGTTACCGTTTGAACCGCTATCGTACAACGGTGTCATTGAACCTAATGCACGAGATACTGATGATGAATGGAACGCGATGCAAGCTAAATTATCACTTGTTGCAGTTGCAGCACCAAAGGCCTTTGGAACGGTTGTGCTATTAGCGTAAACAGACACAACAGGGCGCATCATGATGTCGAACCCGTATAGTTGTGCAATGGTTCCTGTTTGTAACACGTTGCCTTGGTTTTGGAAACCGTTGTAAGAAGCACGGATAACATCACTGATTTGGAACAACTCCCAGAACATATCGGTTGACATTAATAGCTTTCTGTTGCCACGTGGTACATTGTCCTTATCCATTTTAGCAGCAAGTGCAGCAATGTCAGCAAGGGCAACTTGTTTACGTGTTCCTGTTGCGCCCGGTGCAAGTGCAGTAGCAGCAGCAGCACCCGAAGTGCCAATGATGTTTGATGCACCCGAAGCAGACCAAGAAATAGCAACCTCATCACCGATACGCTGTGTAAGTGTGCTGATTTGTTGACCAAGTACGCTTTGGCGCTTGTCATAACTGATTTGCAATTCATCAAGGTTGGTAATCAAAGTCGGCTCAAGAGCGAACTGATTAAGCGAGTATGTTCTGTCTGCATCAACACGCTCATTGATTGACAACGGGAATGTTGCAGGGTTCTTTAATACGGTTGGATTGCCTCCCGATTGTGGAACGTGTACAATTCCGAATGCGATATACGCGCTGTGGTCTACTGAATACGGTAAAAAGTCAGCGTTTCTGTTCAACGCTTCTTGAACATCTTGTACCCAAATTTCTTTTATTAGTGCCATTTTTTATTTGTTGTTTTTAAGTGAATAATTAATCGATTTGAATTTTTGCACCGCTTGGTAAAAATACCGTACCATCATACCAAAATGATTGAGTCCATGTCTTGCCTGCTACACCTGTAACGGTTGGGGCATCGATGCCTGTACCGAATGTGAATGTTTCAGTTGCGGTTGTTTTTACTTTGATGTGCAATTGCGCACCTGCCTTTAACTCGCTTGATAGCGTTAAGTCAAGTGTTGCGTTGCCTGTCAAAGTAGTTAATGATGTAACTACCGTTTCATTGTTGGTAATTGTTGCGGCTGTTGTGCCTGTGGCAGCAATTGTCAATGTGCCTGCTGCGCCAAATGGGTTGTTAATTGTTGCCATTGTTTATTTATTTGATTTTTTAGTTGGTTTCGGTTCTTCTGTTGGTTGTTCATCTGTTGGTCTGCTTACGGGTTTGAAATCGTTGCCTATGGTCTTTTTGTAAGCCGCTGCATCGTTTAACTTCTCAAAGCAGTTGCCATCCTCGAAGCAGTATAGCAAGTTGATGTTTGGGTTTGCATTCCAAATTGCTTCCATTGTTAGAATTTTTTATCGGTTAAAGGATTGTAGTTCGGTGACAAGTTGCTTGGCAAACCTTTGATTAGGTTTTCAAACGATACGCTGTCGTTTTCTTTCATTTCGGCAAGTCCTTTAGGGTCGTTCTTTGACCAATCATTGAAAGTCCAATTCTCACGACCTGCAACGGCTTGTGGTGCATTTCCCTTGTTGTCAAATATCGGAGTGTATGCAGGTTTTAATTTACCGATAAGGTCTTTTAATTCCGCATTTGACTTGTTGCTCAACAAGTAAATATCTTTTGTTGCAACATCAATTTTGCCCTCTTTAACGGCATTCTCGATAAGTTCTGCTTTCACTTCTTGCTCGGCTGCATCGTTTGCCTCTTTCAATGCGTTCAATTCGGCAGTTGCCGACTCGATGCTTGCTTCTAATTCAGCAATTTTAGCATCTTTAGCATTCACCGCTTCGATGATAGCTTCCTCGCTCGCTTCGTTAGATAGCTTTAATAAATCAGTTAATTTATTCATTTTGATTTGTGTTTTGGTTATTACTTTATTATACACCGCATACAATTCGCGCACACTTGCGTTCATTGCTGGCTTTACTTTCTTTGTTTCAATTACTTCATCAACTATGCCTAACATTTTGCACTCATCGGCAGTCATCCACGTTTCCTTGTTCATCAAGTCCTTGCACTTATCAAGTGTCATGTTGGTATTGCGCTCAAATAGTTTTGCTAATGAATTTGTGATTAACATTAACACTTCCTCATTGTCACCTCCGTTAGCGTTGTGCATCATGAACGTACCGTAATCGGCCATGTATTTCTTTTGACCACATATCGCAATAACACCCGCCATTGAATAAGCCATGCCATCGATGTACGTGTTGCATGGTATTTCGCTGTTGAGTATAGCTGAAACGATTGATAACCCCTCTTGAACTGAACCACCAATGGAGTTGATGCGGATATTGATAGCAGTTATTTCTTCTTTGTAAAATTCATTCAACATTTGAATGTCCTCTGCTACCCATGCACCGTTAACACCCATACCCATGCCATCAATATCACCGATATGCTTGTAAAGCAGTATCGTTGCCGTGCCGTTGGATATGTTGGTTATTTTAGTATTCATGCCACAAAATTGGTTACATATTTGCCGATAAGTCCAAATAAGTTACTAAATTTAACCCGTTTAGTAACTAATATTTCGTAATGGCCAATCCAAAAAACGATGTAACCGCAAAAAAACAAGCTGCTAAAGCCCGTGTTACTGCTCACTTGACGGGCGAACTCAAAAAGAAATTCTTTGATGAAGTCGAACGTACAGGCACAAAAGAAAGCTATCTGCTCAAAGAAATATTGCACGAGCATTACAATAAGCATAGGTTTTAATCTAATTCAAAGATTATCTGCCCTTTGATGTCAAGCGCATTCGTGTAAGTGCCGAACGTGCTACCGATGCGTGTAAATCTTATTGTTGAGGTACTACCAACGGCTTCAACTAATACCCATTCAGTCACACCCGTAGCATTGAAATAAGCCAATGTAAATGAACTTTGTTTTATCACACCGCCCATTGTTGCAATACTTAATGTCAATGTGTTGTTTGAGCCGCCTGTTGATGTGTTGTTGATGTTTATAATTGCCGTTACTTTTTTGCCCTCTGTTAATTGATTGTACGATACTGAACCCGTGCCAAGTGTCCATGTGTTCAAATCACCCGATAATGTTGTTGCCCTATCATCAAAACTATTTCTAAAATACAAGTCCGAATAGTTAAGCGTACCGCTACCACTCGCGGCACTTGACCATACTATTTTGCGTATCTCATGCACGTTGTTTGATGTTGAGTCGCTGAACTCTACGGGGTCGGCATCGGTTGCGGTTAAGTAGGTTGTTACAATGTTGCCCACTAATACTTGACCAACGTTCACAACAACGGTTTGAGCATCACAACGGAAGACCTCTGCATAGGTGTCTAACATCAATGCACCTGCGCTGATAGTGTATGTACTACCCGAACCGCTATTGATTAAGCCGTGCAATGCCATTGGTTGTGTGCCTACTCTATCCCCTGCCCAATATGCCTTGTTTACATCTTCTATTGTTTCAATGTATGCTGCTTGCAAATGGTCTAAACTGCCCTTTTTTAACGGCATCGCACTCGATACCGTGATGTCTGTTGTTTTTATTTTTTTCATTGTATGTTAGTATGTAATTACTTGATAATTGATGCCTGCGTATGTGTACAAGTCGGCTATTTGCCTAATGATATTTTCATTGTTTGGACTTATGTTTGGTGCTATATCAGTTGCAGGCGGAACTGTTAAATCATTCGCCACGGCAATAGGCACGTAAATGTCAAATTCACTTCCCGTGTTGGTGATGTTTTGTGCATGAATGAACCTATCCGCTTGACCATTGGTAAACACAACTTGACTGCTACCAACATCATCAAGTCCTACATAAAACACGTTGCTGCCCGATGCGAAATTGTCAATATAAATATCACTCGCCCCCGGTACATTGACAAACGTAGTACCAAACCACTCATTGAGCGCATACTCAAACAACAAGTGCTGTGCATTATACTTCATGCGCGGTTCGATGCCAACAAATTTGTCTTGTATTTTAAACCAAAAACTAACATTTGTTGGTAACTCGCCCGTGTTCGCTACCCAACACTCATACACGGCCTTGTCAATGTATTGCACTTGGTCACCAACCGCATAGGTTGTGGCAGGTATCCACAACGCAGCCGTGTTGCCATCTTTAAACGTGCCGAACATCGTGTTGTATAGCACTTGCAATGGTTTAAGCAGCGTTTTAGTCCATGCCTTATACTTATCCAACCGTTTCTTAACGGGCAGGAAGTTGACTGCAAACAAATCGGTATTTATAATGAAACTCATTGTACTTGATAGGTTATTGTGTCCGCAAATGCTGCGCCCGCAGTTGTTTCTTCCTCAACATATCCCGAATACGTTTGATACTGCACGGCATCGGTACCTGTTGATAATCTGTACAAGTTAATAGCATTCGCAAACGATATTGTGTTGCGCCTTACTCGTATGCGGCTTAATGATACGTTAGTCACACCCTCAACCGCTTGCATGGCATCAACAACGGCTTGTGTTGTTATCACTCCATTGAAAGGCAAGTTAGCCATGTATGTATTCAATGCCGCTTCTACGTTCGTTTGTATGACTGCCGAGTATTGACCGTTGTAATAGATAGTAGCTTCAACTGCCATCTTATCGCTGTTTTCATTGATGATGCTAAACGCAATGCCAGCGGGATTGAACGTTTCAACATACGACTGCAACTCGGCCAACTCGCCCGATGATACAGGCACGGGCGGGTCGTTCTTTGCGACCTTAATCAATACCGTGCGATTTGGCGCGGTTATTACTGCGCAACGTGTCAATATTTGGTTTGCCGTGTTAACCGTTGGGTATTCGATTACAAACGTGCTTGTGTTTAACTCGGCTACATCACCCGTTTGAAACTTTAATACCTTGTTACGAGTCCATTGCGGAGTGCTTGGTGCTGCCGTGCTTGCTATGGCCTCTAAATCCGCTTTAAATAGGTCTTGCAACTGCTCAAAAATGGCTATACACGATGCTACAATGAAGTAATATAAGTTCCACTTTGCAGTTTGACTTGTTGAGGTCAATGCCGATAGTGTTGGGTCTGCATTCTTCGCATCCAACATTTGTTGTTTTATCTGTTGTACGGTGCGTGCCATTATTATAGTGTTAAAACGTAATAAGAAACATACACATCTAATTCGCCATCGCCTGCGGTTGGGTTGCCTATTTGCGCTCCAATAGTAAGCGGTAAATTGTCAACAACCGCTCCGCCCAACGACACCGTTGGTGTTATGCTTCGGCTGCTATACTTGTCTTGGTTGCCCGATATTGCACTATTGTAGTTTACTTGGTAAAGTGAACTGTTTGGTGATAAAGTAATATTTAAGTTTGTTGCGTATTCAATTGTGCCGAAACGATAGCGCAACAACACCGTAAACGGTATTATTACCTTGCCTGCACCTTGTGCCGGTACAATGGTTATCGGTGTTGTGTTGAGTTGCAACAATTGCGCGGATGTGATAGTTACCTTTGCAAATTTCGTAGGCAAACCACCTGCAAGTGTATAGGCCACAACTGCATTCACATCGGTCAATGATGTAATTGCGTTTTGGTTTACGATTACTTTCTCTGCGCCTGTTAGCGTTGTTGCCGCTGGTAGTTCGGATATTTTTTGCTCTGCCATTTTATTGTTGTATAATAAGTTTATAACCTTGTTCTGATAATAATTCGTAACCTAATTCGGATGCTAACACAACTGCATCGGGTATGCTTCCGCTGCGGATGATGTCATCCTCCATTTGCGGGTCATTGTTAGTGATAAGCGTTGCAACTAATGCCTCGGTTGTTGGTGCGCTGCTTGCCGAGTAGTCAAACCCCTGCATTGTGTACGTAATGATGAACTCCTGTATGTTGGTGTGGTCGGCTGATTGCACTTCTGACCTACGCAGGAACCGTGAGTTATACGGAGTTGACCAACCGTGAACAAGTTGGTTTAGGTCTTGTTTCAGTTGCAATATATCGGTATCTTCGGTCTTGTAGCTTTCAAAACCCAAATGCAAAGCAATGGTCATTGTGCCTTGTTGTTGACCTTGCAAGTTCTCAACGTAATCAGCCGCAGGAAACTCAATGAAACAACACGGATAGTTAAACGGTACGTTTACATCCTCGCGCTCAAATTGATTGTTCCATAGTGCAACATACTTCAATGCTTGAAGCGTGCTTATACGTGCCTTTAATTGGTTATAGATTTGTAATTGCATTATGTAAATACCTTGTCTAATCGTTTAACAATAACCGCTTTTACTTTCTCGTTAAGGTTGTAACTATCACCGATGAATTGACGTTTGGGCATTTTAAACGGATGCTTGCCAAATGCTTTGCCCATTAACCCCTCATTGTGAACCTTTGCATAAGGCAAATCAGTTTGTATTTTAACATTCAATGCCGACCTGTTTGGAACACGTATAATTGACCGCCTCAAATCACCTGTTTTGACTAATATTGCGCGTGTGGTATCATCAACTACCTTACCGCTTTTGGTTCGGTATGTTTTTTTCTTTCTCGCTTCCCATTTCTCAACCGTTTTATCATCAAACCCTTGCTTGCGAAAATTCTCAACAAAGAAGTTTTTAGCCGTGTTGCCAATTTCAACCACGGCATTTTCCAACGCTTTACGCGCTTTCTTTTCTGCTCCTTTTAGGTTGAATTTGTTTTGCTTTGCCATTGATTACGATGATAACGGTGGTAAATTCCAATTCACTTTCGCATTCGCCTTGTCTTCTTTTGCTATATCAAAATACGGGTGCTTGTCTTTGCCCTTGGTCTTAAACACGTAGCCATCAATGCCCGCATTCATTCTAAACAATGGCGGTACATCATCGGGCGGTGTGAACCCGCTCATATCCGTTAGCGGTTCTTCATCCTCGGCTAACTGCGCTACCGTGCATCTACACCTCCATCCGTTAGGTGGGTAGTATTGCTTCCAAAACGGGTCGTTCACAGGTCGCACGATGTTATCAAGTTGCTGATGCGTTGGCCTTACTCTGCCATCACCAACGGTTTGGTATTTCAACAACGGCAACACATCCTTGTCTATTTCTATGCGCTTCCAATCCGAGGCCATACGTGCCGATGCTTTGGCGGTTTGATATTCGGCTTGTAAATAATCTTGGTTGTATGTGCCAAATATCGGCTCTGCTGCACGTTTGAAAGCGTAAAAGTTTGACTTGTATTCATCAACGGCCAACAAGGCGGTCAATGCTCGTGTTTGCTGATACGTTTTTGCACCACTAAACACATAAATATTATTCAATAAATCGGCAGTCAACACCTCATCCACTACGGGTGCAAGGTCGATGCCATCTTTTAAATATTTGGCCGTTTTCAAATAAATACCTTGCGGAAGTTGAGCAGGTGTTACGGCACCTATCCATACATCGTTTGAAAACTGATTAAAATCATTCTCATTGAACGGTGTCGGTGGGTCAACTTCCTTATCGATATTCAGTATGTCGCAATACCCGCACATGTTATTTGTATAGGTTACGCAGTTTGTTTTCTACCTTAATAACTTCTTCTTCTTCATCGGCTTCGGGCATTTCATCTGCTATTTCAACACCATATTTATGCTCTAAATATTCATGCTCTAACTTGATGCCCGCTTGTAAGAATGATACATCTATTTTGGCTTGCTCTGCTAACGGCAAACTTTCGCTTTCATCATACTTGAACGTACACCCAGAGAGGTCAAAGCCGTTTCTAATCATCATTGGCACAAGTTGGTCTTCGATGATGAACTGCATTTTTAACGTGTCTTGTTTTGCAATCATTTCGGCAACTGACTCGTGTACATTCGCACTTCCGCTGTACGACTTTTCGTCTGTTGTGCCTGTTTGCCCTAATATTATTTTGCTGATTTCGCTGTTGCAACGCTCCACCATTTTATCAAACACCGCATAGGCATCGGTACGGCTTGCTTGCATCAAGTCAATGTTGTCGTTTAAGTCCAAAACCGCCCACGATGCTACACCCATATTACGCAGCATATTTTCCATATTTTTGCGTGTCAATTCATCGCGCACATCGGTTTTGCCTATTCTTATCGGACTGCCGAACACCTCTGCAAACTCTGCCCATGCTGCCATTGCGTTTTTCTTCCAAATAACGTATGGCGCAAGGTACATAAGCAATCCCAAATCCTTTTTCTCGCCTACACCTATGCACCAGTTGTTGTATGGTGCTTCATCAAAGTGCTTACCCTCTGTTACCGTTGCCGTGTTTGTTCTTACTAAACTAAATTCGGGCACTACATAAATGCGCGGGATAAGGTCAACACTCGTGTACTTATCATTCATTATTGCGCCAAATTGAACGCAACTAAAACCCCAAAAAATACTATCTAACGCAAGGTTTTGGAAGTCATAAAACCACTTTTGGTTAAAGTAGGCGGTTTTGGTTTCATCCATTTCGCCATCTGGACCACACACCATAAAACGCTTGCACAACACCTTTGACTTGCGTTGCAACATGGCTGATTGAACTTGGCCATCTAACACTATTTGCTGATAGGTTTGCATCAATAAAAAGCGGTTCGGGTACATCGGACTTTCAGCCGCTTGAACGGCAATGTTGAACTTGGTCGCATCTTGTCGAACTCGTTGCAACTGCTGCTCGAAGTCAATAGTCTTGCGAATGTTGGCGCGCTCTGGCTGCGGTTTGTTGAAGTTAAATATGTTGTTGTACCATGCCATTACTTAAAGAAATTATCTTGTTTGTCGAGTGAGTTGCCGTAGCGGATTGAGTACCCGGTGCTATCGGTTGAGTTGATATTCAACACTTCTGCCGTGTCCGTTCCGCTTGCCCAACGGTCAAGTTGGTCAAGTGCTTCACGGTTTCGTTCAATTCGCAGTTCGGGAATGTTTCTCGGGTTAATCCTTGCATGCAGGTTGTAAAGGGTCATATCCATTGCCAACTCAACAAACATAGGGTATCTGTTGTCACCCGCAGTCCAATAGGTCGCGTTGGAAGTCGGCACGTTTATCATTTTCGCCCAATACGTTGTGTTGGTGAGCGGTTGATTTGTGCTTGCTGCAATAGCCGTGTACACATAGCCGTTCGTGTCAGTAACGATGTCGCTTATTGAATATTCGGTCTTGTTATCCCACCTATTGAAATCATTAACGTGTGTAATTACCTCGCCTGCTATCACTCTGTCGCGTGTGCGGTAGTGTGTTGCTGCGGAGTAAGCATCCATTGTGCCAAGTTCGATGTCAACCATGTAGCGTTGCACTAATTTCGTGCGCATACGGCTGATGGCTTTAACCTCGCTATCGTACAAGTTTTGCGGGTTGTTCTCGGTAATTTGATTGAGGTCAACCGTTTGAATTATTGAAAGATAGTCGGAGGTTTTGAGAAATCGTGCCATGATGCGAAATTGTAACAAAAATTTCGATATGGTGGTAAAATGTAACTAAATTATTTTAGAAACGTGATGCTGACTTCCACTCTGCATCCTTACCAACAACAACAAGCGGTTTAATGATGCCCGTTTGGAAGCGGGCGTATTGTGAAGCGAATACCGATGTCAGCAAGTACCTTGTTAAGTCAACTATATGGCCGTATGGTTGATAACTTACTTTGGTAACGGGGTCTAATACGGTCTTTTTATCCACTTTGCCGTTTTTGTCTTCTTTTGTGTTTTCAAAGTCAAGTATTGCTACTCGGCAACTTTCATCTGCAACAAAGCTAATACCCTGCTCATTGTACGCTAATATAGCATTGAAGAAATCAGCACTCGGGCGAACATTCGGGTTGGACTTGCTCACGCGCCTAATCGGTTTAACCTCATCAAGTTCAGTTATTAATAGTCGAAATAGGTCAAATCCTTTCTCTTGCTTAACATCATCCTTTTGCGATGTGCTATCCCCACAAACATAAACATGACCGTTGTGCTTCCAATGCCGTAACCGTTGCAGTATTGCCCTGCCCATTGCTTTGACCGTGTTATCGGGGTTCTTTAACGCTATGCAATCAATCATTCGTATTTCGTTTTCATCACTCACTTGGAACACACCACAAGGGAAGTATGGGTTAACGTTTTCATCGAATGATAGCCAAATGGCAAGTGATGGATCATAAGTAACAATACCGGTATGCTTAACAGTTGACCATGATTTTAGAAACTCGCCACCGAAATCAACCTTGCCCCATTCCCCAAGCACATAAACTTTATGCAGGTTCGGGTTGGCTTTCACTCGCTCGGTTAAGTGTTTGATATAATCAGCATCAAGGAACGCATTGTCCTTGTACGTGGTATGCAACACATAAGTATCATCATCGGGCGCATCAAAGAACCTGCGCTTTAACCAATGCTGTTCACTTATTGGGTT